AGTTGTTCCGTGGTGTTGATGGTGTTCAGGTAGGTAATCAATTTGTTGAGCTCACCCAGGTCATAATCGGAGAACTTAACCATGAGGTTTAGGTACTCCGCTGTCGGGGCCTGAGGCCAACTGGCGCTCGATTCGCGCATCTTGACACCTTCTTCGGTGCCCCAGTACGGGAGATCCTCCAAAGCTATGGGGAGTTTCTCGAGCTTCTTCCGCTTGTACCTACCTTCGGCTCTCAGACGCGCTATCGCCACCCGCTCTACCGCTCCCGACCAAGCGGCGATGAGTGGGTTGTTTGGGTCAAGTGCGCGGAGCCCACGAGCCTTGGAAATCATGGCGTACTCCAGAGGCAAACTCTTTGAAGAGAACGTCAGGTGCAGTTTCCGCAGCTGCCGGTTTGGGTCTTGGATGCTGCATGTCTCTTGGCCGGATAGCGTAGCCCACAGGAACGGAAACAACCGCCCTAGGAATCCAACTGCCGAATCATCGCCCTTGTGGTGCACCACCACTTTGATTTTCAGGCCGAGTTGGTCGCACATCCGTTGCAGCGCTCGCGGATTGGTTGTCATCACAGCGTCGTCTCCAGCGTATACGCCCGCGTCTGCGTATGCTGAGTGCTTGCTATGCCTGTGCGGTGGCAGGCGCTTAGCAGCCATATCGATCACTGCGTTCGTTAAGGTGTTCTTTAACGTTGTCATCGGCGTTCCAGAGAGGGTCGAGAACCCGGCCTCATACTTCTTGCCGTGAGAAGTGTAAGACTTCGCTTCGCACTCAGAGTCTATGAGTTTTGCCGCCTCCGCATAGTCTTCCACTGACAAAACGGCGGCAAAGAAGCGCTTGAGGATGTTTTCGACCATCCACTCGGAGTAGTGCCCATCGAAACGCGAATAGTCCAGCTCAACGAGCATGTCGCTGGACAACGCGATGTAAGCTAACCGCTCTGCGATTTGCTGAGGCGACTTCCCCGGTGCGTAGAAAGGCAGTTTCTTGACAGCTTCACTGATTGCTAGAGTGTAGCGTCCAAACCGCAATTGGTGCAGCGTTGGCAGCGGCGAGATGTTGCGAGGGTCGTTCATGTCGTTGACCCCTTCAGGTTTCAGGAAGCTGGTGAACCCGACTTTCCCGATCCTGCGCTCTGAGTACCACACCTGGAACGGCTTGTTCCTGCCCTTCTGACGTTTGCCCTTTTGAGATTTTATGACGTCTTCCACAGTCTTTGGTTGGATAGGGCTCCCTCCTCCCAAAGTCTTGCTCGCTAATTCGTCCACCGCCTCGTGCACGGCCTTGATAACGCGTGTGTCAGTTGGTACTGCGTTGTTCAAGCAATCGGTGACCCTCCCTTGGATGCTTTGGTCTTCGTTGGTCTCGCACAACGTTGGCACATCGGTGGGGTTGTCAACTATCGGCTCGTGCAGGCGTCTGTGCGCTGCCTTCAGTTCCTGATCGGGCTGTTGGTCCCAGTTGCACACGTAGTCTTCACGGAAGACCAGCCCCGACCAGGCTCGGTACTCCGTGACCTTATAGTGAAGATCGAGCGACTCCTTGATGAAGTTAGTGACAATGGCCGCCTCGTAGATGCTGTCAAGCTTCTTGTGGCCCAATGACGAGAACAAATTCTGGACGCCTGCGAGATAGGCATCCTTCATAGTCCTCATCCGCTCTCTCGTCACATAAAAGTCCTCCGCAGGGAGGTAGACTGAGTGGCACTCGCCAACTCGCGCGATGTTGATGTAGTCCTTCCGCTTAGTGCAGTCTGATGGTGTTTTGGGTGGTTCACTGCGGTCTTCCTTGGCGCTTTTGGGCGCTGGCATGCAACGGGTGTATTCTCCGTAGTCTGCCAGCTCCATGACCGCGAACCCTCCCATTGTGAAGTTCGGCCTCCGCAGTGTGTGTTCTTTGCTGATGTGCGTGTCGAGAGACCCGTCCCAGCGATTGCGGAAAATACGCGACATGTAGCCGTACTTCAAGACTGCACCCCTCACTGGTGTTCCTTCCTTCCCTACTTGCACCATAGGCGTTAGCATGATGAATTGGTGCATATCGTCCCCGGCGTCATACTTAGTGACACGGAACTGCACTTGACCCCAGGAGTAGTTGAATACGAGCTTGTCGTTGGGCCAAAGCCATAATGGGTGTTCCATGGCATCAGCTCCGTCGTACTCTACTCGGATGTTTCCTTCCTTGGTCATGCAGTATCGGCCATTAGTCGTCTTGCCGGCGACGAACTTCGGGGCTATCGCGTAGATGAGGGCGGGGTTTCCTCGCTTCAGCAGGCGCCTGATTTCGTCGTAGCCGAGGTGATGGTCGATGTCTACCAATAGGAACATGTGCTCGAAAGTCTTCTCACTGTTCCGCGGCTCAAACTCCAGGTCCGTCACCTTGCGAAAGGTGTGTTCCATGTCGTCTGTTCGCGGGACGCACTGGGTCGTGTCCGAGCTGCTGGGAGGCGGTGGAGAAGGCATGCCCAGCGGAGACAAAGGAGCTGGCGAGCGGTTTAACGGGGACCGGCTTCGCGGGTGCTGGTGCGCCCGCTGGGCCTCGCGCTCGCGGTGGACTGCCCGCGCGACTTGTTCCCGCTGCCTTCGCTCTCTTAGCGTCCGTTTTACGAGCACTGGGTACGGCAGTCGGTTGAATGGCTCCCCCATTCGCCGACACACTTCCTCCTCCTCCTCCTCCGACGTGCACCCCGGTTGCAATGGAAACCGGTGAGCCGGGGTCACTTGGTGGTTGGCTTCCTCCGTCATCTGCCTGGCAGCTGAAATCAACGAGCTCTGGTATTGCTGGCTCATTGCTTCCGCACTCGGTGCCAACATGGCAGTCGACCCGCACTGAGAACTTGCCGCCCTCGAGTCGGACAGAGCAGGTGTTGAGGTCTTCGGAGACGTGCGGGTCAGGAGGCTCGGGGAACTGCTGCGAGACGCTACAGGACTGAATGGTTGAACTCGCTTCATTGCGGCGGGGTCCTGCTCGAAAATAGCGCTCCAGCGCGCCCTCGTCGGTCGTTCCAAGATGGTGCGAGGAACTGCGCGTTCGGCCGTCGAACTTGCGGGGCCGTAGGATTCGGGATCGTAGTGTGTACCACCAGACCGCGAGGAGTGCGGGTCCAGGCTCAGATTGTCGAACACTACGTAGGCTGGGATTCCGGTCGCAGGGGTCCCGTATCTCCCCATGGTCGAAAGAGCGCATTCCTCCTCGAGGCCCAGGCACATGCATGCCGCAGCCGCAACTCGTGAAGCGCCCGACCGGTGTATCCATTCCGTTGACAGTCGCAATGCCGCCTGAAACTCCAGATGGAATACATACGCCGCCTCGCCAGTCCATAACACGAACACAGTCGGTACATGGGTAGCACCAATGCGATCGTGCATGCCAGCAAGCCAGTGCAGTGTCTGGTGGAGTGCCAGGTCCAGCACGCCTTGGTCGGTGGAGGGGACCAAGCTCCTCACTGCCGAAAGTAGCCAGATTATCGGCGACGACTTGGCCAGCCCTCTTAGAATCGGGGATGCTGGATGAGTGAAGCCGGTAGGTACTGACATTGTTCAGTTGTTCCGTGGTGTTGATGGTGTTCAGGTAGGTAATCAATTTGTTGAGCTCACCCAGGTCATAATCGGAGAACTTAACCATGAGGTTTAGGTACTCCGCTGTCGGGGCCTGAGGCCAACTGGCGCTCGATTCGCGCATCTTGACACCTTCTTCGGTGCCCCAGTACGGGAGATCCTCCAAAGCTATGGGGAGTTTCTCGAGCTTCTTCCGCTTGTACCTACCTTCGGCTCTCAGACGCGCTATCGCCACCCGCTCTACCGCTCCCGACCAAGCGGCGATGAGTGGGTTGTTTGGGTCAAGTGCGCGGAGCCCACGAGCCTTGGAAATCATGGCGTACTCCAGAGGCAAACTCTTTGAAGAGAACGTCAGGTGCAGTTTCCGCAGCTGCCGGTTTGGGTCTTGGATGCTGCATGTCTCTTGGCCGGATAGCGTAGCCCACA